GGAGAACCCTTATCCTCTTGTCCGGCATACAATGCCCAACACCACGGGTCAGATTTGTAAATCGCGTCGATTGTAGACATCGATAATCCATTGATCTCACCCACTAACTGCTCCTTGTACTCTGGATGATTCCAGATCCACTCAATATATGATTGAATGAAGGTGCGACATTCAAGGTTTGCCCAGGAATCAATTCGCAACGCGTACGCTCTCATTAAGTGCCAACGAACATCGTCGTCACTCGAACCCCAACGAAGGGAACACAATACACGATCAGTATCTGGAACAGGTAACCAGACACCTTTCTCTTCACGGAAACCTTGCGAGAGGAATTGAACATCCTTAAGAGCACGAGGCTCCTCACAAGGGGTTTTGGTAGTGACACCTATGCCACTCCATATCGGGGAAATCGACTTTGGGTTAAACCAACTAACGCACAACTGTGAGACAGTGAACGTGTTGTCGTCGCCATTTAAGGCAGCTTCCACATTGTCAATAAAATCCTGATAGCTCCCGAACAGCACACCATCATAGTTTCGCTTGGTAATATCTTCGTTCATCGCAGCAGCCACAGAAGTAGCATTTGCAGTTCCGAATTTTTCCCTCGCTAACTCAATCCACGCATAAGCAAACAGCCGAAACAAAATCATGGTATTATCCACAATCGTGTTGGCTGAGCCAGACGGGTTTCCAGTGTGTTTCTGAATGAGCTCACCATTCTCCAATACGATCACAGAATGAACTATGTCGTCATAAAGGCGTTGAAACCTTAGGAGATTTTCCGGTGTTTTGTGCTCCACCGCAAGCATCGCCCACCGTATATCCATTTGGCCATACATAGCTCGAGCGAACAGACTAGAGTCATATTCGCTTTCATCGAGCTCGAAGGCATACGGGTGCTTTGACAAGCGAGCAAAAAGTGCATTCCAACCTTGCAAGAATTTGGAACAACCAACAAAAGACCAAGTCTTATTGTTGGATAGATAGAACTTGTTGTTCATATCTAGACAGAAACGGTTTAAAGCAACAGAGTGCTCAACCGGGGAAGCCGTGAAAGTGCGAATCTTATTTTCTAACAACTTTTCAGCAGCACGAAGCTCTCGCTTCTGGCTACAAGTCCATATAGGCCTCATAACTCTTTCCTCTGACTTTCCTATCATATTCCAGAAATCCGCAAGCATGTGCGATGGGCCCTTGTCAAGAAATTCACCTTTGTTGTGAAAATCAAGTGACATAGGATACCCAACCGATGTTGATCGGTCCACCTCCTTAACGCAAGCTTCTTGCGAAAGTACTCGTGATCCACCCATGTGTCGAATGAAATGCTGAATAGTCCACTGCCCCGACAGCTCCCAGCTTTCCTCATTCAATTGAGGCTGAGGCTTGTCGTACTTACTAACGCTTTTGAAAGACGCGTTCAGATTGGGTATGACCATTCGATAAGCTGATCCCACATTGAGATTTTTCTCTTTGCAGAACTCATCAAGAGATGTATTAGGTGCAGACTCATCTTTTCCCTGCGTGACAAATCGATTGACACGAGTGACGTAATCCACATTTCCTTTAACAAAATAATGATGAAAATGATTTGATGGTGTCCAGGGTAAATCATCTGGACAAAGATCCTTCCAC